CAATTACTCGGAAACATCGTTGACGAAGGAAGAAGAATAGGGTCGGTAGCCGATATACAGGTTGGGGACATTAACGCCCAAGCCCCTGTAGGGACAACCCTTGCTTTAATGGAAAGATCTATGAAGGTTATGTCTGGAGTTCAGGCTAGACTTCATGCAGCATTAAAGAATGAACTTAGACTTCTTGCTGCTGTTATTAGAGATTACATGGATGATAAATACGCCTATGAAATGGAAGGCGAATTTTCAAGAACGAAAGACTTTGATGAAAGAATTGATGTTATTCCTGTTTCAGATCCTAATGCAGCAACAATGTCCCAAAGGGTTATGCAGTATCAGGCTGCGCTACAGTTGGCACAACAAGCTCCTCAGCTTTACGACATGGGAAAACTACACAGACAAATGTTGGAAGTGCTTGGAATTCAAGATGCAAGCTCAATTATAAAATTACCAGAAGACATTAAGCCTGCTGATCCAGTTACTGAAAACATGGCTATGCTTAAACAAGAGCCTGTTAAAGCTTTTAAATATCAAGATCATGAGGCTCATATTAGGGTTCACATGGCTGCGGCAAATGATCCAAAGATAAAAGAAATAGTTGGTCAGTCACCTTTTGCTGGAGCAATACAGGCAGCTTTATCAGCTCACATTACAGAACACGTTGCTTTTCAATACAGAAAAGAAATAGAAAAGAATTTGGGTGTTGCAATGCCTAATGAAGAAAAACCTTTGCCAGAAGACATTGAAGAAGAATTGTCTAGGGTTACCGCAGAGGCAGCTGAAAAACTTCTTAAATCAAATACTGCTGAAGCACAGCAGGCAGAAGCACAAAGACAGCAAGAGGATCCTTTAACTCAAATACAACAAAGAGAGTTGGCAATAAAGGAGCAGGAGCTAGAACACAAAAAACAAATGGACATAGCAAAGCTAGAGCTTGAAGCGCAGAAAGCTATGATGAACAACAAAAATCAAACAGAGAGACTTGAGTCTGAAAACAAAAGAGAGGGAGCAAGACTTGGCGTTGCTCTTACAAAGAACTCAACAGATGCTCAACTTCAATCAGAAAAGATTAAAAATGAGGCCGTTGCAGAGGGAACTAAGCTTGCTTTGGAAACGGTTAGAGAACTAACAAATGAGTAAAAATGAGACTATATACACCTACATTATTAAAAAAATTAGAGAAGAATCAGATGCTGTTTCTTTTCATTTAGCTTCAGGTAGAGTAAAAAACTTTGAGGAATATCAAAGACTTGTTGGAAAAATAGAGGGTTTATCCATAGCAATAGAATTACTTGAAGAAGCTGAAAAAAGATATATCGAAGATTAGGGGCTTTTCAAGTCGTCAATAGTTGTGTATATTTAAAATAACGTTATTTCAGACGATTGAGTCTGCAAGGTTACGGTGAACCTAAATCACTGCAAAAAGGAACAGAGATGTACTCTGCAGAAAAAATAGAATTAGACGAAGATACTACTCGTAAATTACCTGAACCACAGGGTTATAAATTACTAATAGCAATACCAAAGTTAGAAGAAAAAACCAGCGGTGGCGTTATTATTCCAGACAAACTAAAGGGAATGGAGCAGACAGCTTCTATTATAGGTTTGGTCATAGCAATGGGAAAGGCTGCATACAAAGATGCAGACAAGTTTCCGGATGGGCCTTACTGCAAAGAAGGTGATTTTGTGATATTTAGATCATATTCTGGAACAAGATTTAAGCTCAGAGGTGAGGAATTTAGACTAATCAACGATGACACAGTTGAGGCTGTAGTCGATGATCCTAGAGAATATACGAGGGTATAATGGAAAACGCAGCAGAAAAAATAGAACAAGAAATTTTGGAAGAAGAAGATTCTTACGAGATTGAAGTTATAGATGATACACCTGAAGAAGATAGGGGGAAGCCTAAAAGGGCAGAAAATATACCCCCACAGATACCAGAAGATGATGAAATAAAGAATTATTCAGGTGATGTACAAAAAAGAATTAAACAATTAAAGTATGAATATCATGAAGAGCGTAGGCAAAAAGAAGAGGCAAAGCGTTTAAGTGATGAGGCTATTACAGCTACTCAGAAATTATTAGAAGAAAATAAAAGGCTTAGAAAAACATTAGATGATGGCGAGGGCATTTTAGTTGAGCAGGCTAAAGGCAGGGTTCAGGCTCAGTTAGAAAAAGCCAAGCAAGAATACAAGGAAGCTTATGAGGCAGGCGATCCTGATAAATTAATTGAGGCTCAGGAAAAGCTAACCTCAATACAAAACGAAAAATATAGAGTTGATAACTACAAACCCCCAGTGAGAGCAGAGGAGCCTGCGGCCTACACACCTCCACAAAAGCAGGCTCCTGCTACTCCGAAGGTTAAAGAGCCTACAGGAAGAGATAAACAATGGCTTGAAGCTAATACTGATTGGTTTCAAAAAGACGGATTTGAGGATATGACAGGTTACGCAATGGGCGTACACCAAAAGCTTGTAAGGGCTGGAATTAATCCACAGCTTGATACAGAAGAATATTATAGAAGAATTGATGATGCTATGGGCAAAGCGTTCCCAGAGCATTTCAACACAAACAAGCAGAATGTTGAGATAGAAGAGGTAACGGCACCTCAACGATCTGCTGGTAACGTGGTTGCCCCGGTTAATAGAAGTGCAAAAAAACCACGCAAAGTGCAGCTAACCTCCACCCAGATTGGACTCGCTAAACGTCTGGGAGTTACACCTGAACAATATGCAGCGCAATTATTGAAGGAGTCAATATAATGGCTAACAGAGATTCACGCACACTTGAAACAAGAGAAACATCAGAACGTAAAGTTACTTGGAAAAGAGCAAATGCTTTACCTGACCCCGATCCACAAGAGGGAGTTGAATTCCGATGGATACGCACATCAACACTAGGTCAATCTGATAACACCAATGTTTCAGCTAAATTTCGTGAAGGTTGGGAGCCAGTAAGACTGGAAGACCATCCAGAGCTTAAAATTATGCCCGATGTAGACTCCAAATTTAAGGGTAATGTAGAGGTTGGGGGACTGTTACTTTGCAGGAACTCAAAAGAAAACATGGATGCTCGAAGAGAATTTCATCGCAATGCTACTGCAAGTCAGATGGCAGCTGTAGATAATAATTACATGAGAGAATCCGATCCCCGTATGCCAGTACTCAGACCAGAGAAAAGCACACGCAAATAAAAAATAAATTTTAACTTTAATTTGAAGGAGACAGATATGTCCGCAACAGCAGCTCCTTTCGGTTTAAGACCAGTTGGAAACCTTTCTGGAACATACAATGGTGCGTTCCGTCAATATCCAATACTGAGTACTTATTCTACAAGGATAGCATTCGGTGACATTGTTAAGCTAAATGACGCCGGATCAACTACCACTATTCAAAAGGATACTGGTACAACTTCAGCCACACCTATAGGAATTTTCTTAGGGTGTCGTTATACTGACTTAAGCACAGGTCAAACACAATTCAGTCAGCAGTGGTCAGGAACAGCTCATACTAACGGTATGGCTTATGTTTGTGACGACCCAAATGTTTTATTTGAGGTACAGGCAGACGGAACTGTAAATGACGATGACATAGCAGCTAACGTAGCTTTAGTGCAAGGTACATCAAATGCTACTTTAGGTATTTCTAGAGTATCAATAGATATTAGTACTGCAGCTACAACTGCTACTTTACCAATCAGAATTGTTGATTGGAAAGGTGGTTACGATGGTGATGAAAAGGGTACAGCATATCCAATTATGCTTTGCAAATTCAACACCGGTCATCAACTTGGTATAGGTGTCGTTTCTGGCGCTGCACCATCAGCAGCTTAATAGGGAGATTGAACTATGGCTATTTCAAGAGCGCAACTCCTTAAAGAGTTGCTACCGGGTCTAAACGCACTTTTTGGGTTAGAGTACCAGAAGTACGAAGACGAACATGCAGAAATCTATGACGTTGAAAATTCAGAGCGTAGCTTTGAAGAAGAAGTCAAGTTGTCAGGATTTGGTGCAGCACCAATAAAGCAAGAGGGCGCAGCTATATCATATGATACAGCTCAAGAGTCTTTTACTGCTAGGTATAACCATGAAACTGTTGCAATGGGATTTTCTATTACTGAAGAAGCAATGGAAGATAATTTGTATGACTCACTATCAGCGAGATATACAAAGGCATTAGCAAGAGCTATGGCTTATACAAAGCAAACAAAGGCTGCTTCATTGCTTAACACAGGTTTTGATTCTTTCACAAGCGGAGACGGTGAGTATTTATTTGCTACATCTCATCCAACTGTGGCAGGAGGCAGCAATGCCAACAGACCTACATCTGGAGCTGACTTGAATGAAACTTCTCTAGAGCAAGCCGTTATTGATATTGCAGCTTTCGTTGACGAAAGAGGCTTATTAATTGCAGCAAGACCTAGAAAACTTATCATTCCACCTGCGTTAATGTTTGTTGCTACAAGAATTCTGCAATCAGAATTAAGAGTGGCTACTTCAGACAACGACACAAATGCATTAAGATCAAATGGGTCAATCCCAGAAGGTTATTCTGTTAACCACTACTTAACAGATAGTGATGCCTTCTTCTTGACTACAGATGTTCCTAATGGAATGAAGATGTTTGTAAGAACACCTATGTCAACTGCAATGGATGGAGATTTCAACACAGGTAATGTAAGATACAAAGCCCGTGAGAGATATTCATTTGGTGTATCAGACCCACTAGGCATCTACGGATCACCCGGTGCGTAAATAAACTACGAAGGGGCGTTATT